ATTTTCTAATTGGAAAAAATGGTGAAACAGAATCATTGAGTTCTGATAAGTTTTTATTTACAAATGGGTCAAAATCATTAACAATAAATGGTCTTTCTAATGATGGAGATGCAAAATTAATTGCAACTATAAGAAAAGTTGGTGTAAAAGAAAAAATTAAAATTAAAAATAGAGTAAAAACTTTAATCATTGATAAGTCTAAATATTCTGCTTCTGGAATTGGATCAACCACATTAAACGACGGACTTACATACGGCAACTATCCTTATGGTACTAGAGTTCAAGACGAAGAAATTTGTTTGTTTGAACCAGATGTTACTAATGTTTATGGAGTATTTGAATCAAATGACCAAAATGATCCGGATATTCCTTCCGTTATTTTAACATCACTAAGTGGACCCACAAATAAAACTTCAGATCTTTTACTTGGAGAAGAATTTATTGGAGAACAGAGTAAATCCATCGCAATATATTCAGAAAAAATTAATGATTTTAAGATAGGATTTGCATATTTAAACTCAAATGGTTTCATTGAAGGAGAAAAAGTAACATTTAGAGATTCAAATATTACAGCATTTATTTCAACATTAGATGCTGGTGATAAAAACATTGCATTTTCTTTTAATCTTGATACAAATCAAAAAGAAACAATATATGATTACTCTAAATTGAATAGAGTTGCAAATGCAAAAGAACCAACAAGAAAGATAAAAGTTGTTTTTTCATCTGCAAGTTTTTCTACATCAGACACGGGAGATTTGACAACCGTAAATTCATATGAGCAGTTTGATTATCTTGATATAGGATATACATATGATTATGATTTAAGAAATTCCGATATTATTGATATTAGACCAAGAGTTTCTAATATTTCTGTTTCTTCTTTAGAAAATTCAAGATCACCATTTGAATTTTTATCAAGAAACTTTACTCAAACTGGTAATTCTTCGTCAAATATTTTGGCGTCTGACGAGTCAATTTCATTATCATATTCTTTTTATCTGCCAAGAATTGATAAAATTTCTGTAGATAAAAATGGAGTTTTTCAATTAAAGCCTGGAGTTCCTGCTGAAAATCCTCAACCACCAATTATTGGGCAAGATTCTCTAGAAATTGCTACTGCATTTCTTCCAGCATATCTTGAAGATATTAATGATATTAATATTGATTTGAAAGAGCACAAGAGATATAGGATGTCTGATATTAATTTGCTCGAAGACAGAATAGAAAATTTAGAATTTTATACTTCACTTTCTTTATTGGAAATTAATGCTTCTAATTTCCAAATACTTGACGAAAATAGAAATAATAGGTTTAAATCTGGATTTTTTGTTGATAACTTTACAACAAAAATTTCACAATCTAATAAAATAATTGATAAAAATTCTATTGACATAGATAATCGAGAACTGAGACCGCCACATTTCACAACGGCAGTTGATTTATTGCTAGGAACCAATTCTTTAGTCGGTTTGGGTGCATCAGCAAATCCTCTTGCCGATGCGAGAACTGATAATAGTTTAATTGGTATTGGTGTGACAAGAACAGGACAATTGATTACATTAAATTATCAAGAGGTTCCATACATCATACAACCATATTCTTCTAGATCTGTAAATGTAAATCCTTATGCAGATGATTTTTATAATGGAACTATTACTCTCTTTCCATCTTCAGATTCTTGGGTAGATCAAGTTAGGAATACTGCAAATCTTGCTTTTGTTGGTAGAGATGAAGACGAACTTGCTAGATTAACCGAATATGATCCACAAACAGGATTTGCCGGTGCTACATGGAATTCTGTTGAAAAATTATGGATAATACCAGAAAAAAGAACATCTTTAGGCGATGTTGTATTAAATACAAGAACAATACCTTATATGAGGTCTAGAAATATTGAATTTATATGTAAAAGATTAAAACCATTTACTAGAGTTTATCCTTTCTTTGGTGGTATTGATGTTAGTAGGTATATTATTCCAAAATTACTTGAAATACAAATGATCAGTGGTGTTTTTAAAGTTGGAGAAACTGTTATTGGAAGACCAAGAGCAACTGGACTTGGAATTCCTGGATCTGGTAATCAAACTAGTCCAAGTATTACATTTAGAGTTGCTCAACAAAATCATAAGTATGGTGATTATAGACAACCTTCAGATATTTACTTGAAAAACCCATATAATTCTACAACTTCTATTCCTGAATTATACTCATCTACTTCTACAATTTTAAATATCGATACTTTCAGTTTGTCTAATCAATCACAAGAACAATTTAGTGGATATATACAACCAGATTTTATATTGATAGGAACAGAGAGTGGAGCACAAGCTGAAATTACTAATATTAGATTGCTAACAAATGAAACTGGTGTAATTATTGGATCATTTTTCATTCCAAATCCAAATGTTGATGTCAATCCAAAATTCGAATGTGGTAGTAAAATTTTTAGACTAAGTAGTAGTTCTACCAACTCTTTAGTTTATGGTACATATTCAACTAGTGCGGAAGAAAAATTTGTTTCTGAAGGAAAAATTAATACAGTTCAAGAAAATATTTTAGTTTCAAGACCTATAAGACTTGAAGTACAAGAAGGAGAATCTATTACACCAGGTCCAGGAACAGCAAATCCTGATCCACCGAGACCAACAAATCCAATACTACCATCAGATAGGGGAAGACCTACAACTAGACCAACTACCACAACTACTACAACTACAACTACTACTTCTACAGAAGAACCTCCTAGAGGAGCTGAAGAACCTCCTACTGGCACCACTTCTCCAACTAGAGTCTTTTATAATTTTGGAGATAGAGCATTACATCAAGGTGGAGAAAAAAGGTTTAAAGAACTTGCAAAATCTGCTGATATTCCCAGGGATTTGATACGACTAATTGATGTTGATATGACTCCAAAACAAGAAAGAAGAGTTATCAATGCAATCAATAAGAGTCCAAAAACTCAAGCCAATAATATAATAGTTCTACCTTCAAATATCAAAAAACCAGATAAATTTGAAGTACCTGGAGCTAATGTGCCAGTTGGCGCACAAGGTCAAAAATCAAAAACAGGTCCAGGAATTTCTGGTACTAATAAGAATAATAATTCATCTTCTAAACAAAAATCATCACCAAATACTTCTAATAGTAGTGGACCCGCAAAAAATAATTCATCTCCTGCATCTAATAAATCAACGAATTCATCACCAACATCCGCAAATCCTAACACTAGCTCTAATAGTGGTGGAGGCAACAATAAAAACAATAAAAACAATAACAATAACAATAACAATAATAACAATAATAACAACAATAATAAAAAGAAGAAGAAATAAATTGAATAGTATAGTGAAAAATACTTTACATTTTAATGTAGAATAAATAGAAAAATAATAAAAGTAAAAAAATGAAAGTTGTAGATCCATTAGCACAATCATTTTATGTTGAGAGTAGTAAAGGAATTTTTGTAACCTCTATTGATCTGTATTTCATATCAAAAGATCCAATTTTACCTGTAACTGTTCAATTGAGGCCAATGGAACTCGGCCTTCCAACTGAAAAAGTATATCCATTTGGTGAAGTTGTAGTAGACCCAGATAAAATTAATGCTTTTGATAATTCAGCAATACCAACCAGAATAAAATTTCCTTCACCAGTTTATTTGACGGGACAGAAATTTCACGCACTTACAATATTAACAAATTCACAAAATTATAGTGTTTGGGTTGCAAGACTTGGAGAAGTTGATATTACTACACTTAATGGAGCAGAATCAAGTCAAGTAATTGTTACAAAACAACCTATTTCTGGTGGACTTTTTAAATCTCAAAACGGACTTACTTGGAACGAAAGCCCGTTTGAAGATTTAAAGTTTACTTTATACAGAGCAGATTTTACAACAACGGACGGTAATTTTAATTTCTATAACCCAGAGTTGGGTATTGGCAATAAGCAAATTGCAACTTTGATGCCCAATTCTCTTGCATTTTCATCAAGAAAAATAAGGGTTGGATTAGGAACAACAGTTATTGATAATAATATAGTATTTGGAAATACTGTATATCAAAAAGGCAGTAATGCCACTGGAAACTATGTTGCATCTGCTGGAATTGCAACTCAAAGTTTAACAATCGTAAATCCTGGTATTGGATATACTCCATCTTCAGGATCTTTAGTTTATTCCAATGTTTCTCTAACTAATATTACAGGAAACGGCAAAAATGCTACTGCAAATATTACCATTTCCGATGGAGTTGCTATTGCCGCAACTATACTTAACGGCGGAACTGGATATGTTGTAGGTGATGTTCTTTCTGTATCGCAAATTGGATCAGAAACTTTAGGAAAAAATCTAAGACTTTCAGTTTCTAGTTTAGCAGGTATAAATCAGTTAATTCTTGATAATGTTCAAGGCGATTTTATAACGGGAACTGGAAGCACTATTAGTTATTTTAATAGTCTTGGAATTTCAAGTGATTTAAATTATTCAATTGGTGGTGGAGTTTTAATTCCAGCAGATGGAATTGAAATAGAAAATAATGGACTGAATATTAGAGTAAATCATAGAAATCATGGAATGCACGCTGGAGAAAATATTGTAAAACTATCAAACGTTTTAAGTGATGTAAAACCAGTTAAGTTAACTGAAAATTATGATGTAAATTCAACGGCAAATATTTCAGTTGACTCCACTGTCAATTTTTCGACTTTTGAAAATGTTGGTATTAGTAGTACAAATCCAGGATATGCTTTAATTGGCGATGAAATTATTTCTTATGAAGGAGTTACGACCAATTCATTGACAGGAATAACAAGACAAATTGATCAGACTTTAGGTATTTCTTATACTCAAGGAACTTCTGTTTACAAATATGAATTAAATGGAATATCTTTGAGAAGAATTAATACCACTCATACACTTCAAGATTCGGATGCTTTTGATCCTATAGATTTTGATTACTATCATATTAAAATTGATACTTCATCTGACGGAAAAACAGATCCTCTTCCAAATGGACAAGTGGATAGAACTCTTGGAACTAATTTTCCAAAGTTATATGCAAATGAAACAAAGTCAACAGGTGGAAATTTTATTAATGCCACTCAAAATATCCAATACGAGATTGTAAGGCCAAATATACAAACTACAATACTGAACGGAACTGATATTAATGCATCTATTAGAACTGTGTCTGGAACTAGTGTAGACGGCACAGAAACATCCTTTGAAGATAAAGGATTTGTCGATATTGAGCTTAATCAAATTAATTATTTTGATTCTCCTAGATTGATTTGTTCAAAAGTAAATGAAACTGAAAGATTATCTTTACTTCCTGGAAATAAATCTTTGTCAATGAACTTACGTTTACAGACTAGTGATCCTTATATTTCTCCTTTTGTCGATTTAGATAGAGCTTCTTTGATATTTACTTCTAATAGAATTAATAGTCCTATTCAAAATTATATTACAGATAATAGAGTTAATAACTTAGAAGAAGATCCTTCATCATTTGTTTATACAACAAATAATATTCAATTAGAAATTCCAGCAAGTTCGTTAAAGGTAATCGTTTCTGCTTACATAAATGTTTTTAGTGATTTAAGAATGCTTTATTCGATAAAAAATGAACCCAATGAAAAAGATATTTATTATTTGTTTCCAGGATATTCAAATATTACAGATGATGGTAGTAGAATTATTTCCGAATCACTAAATGACGGAACTTCAGATAAAAAAGTTCTTAAAACTGATACTGTTGGATATGTTTCAAGCGATTTGCAATTTAAAGATTATGAGTTTACGGTTTCTAATCTTCCATCATTTAAATATTTTTCAATTAAAATGATTGCTTCTGGAACTAACCAAGCACTTCCACCAAGATTATCAGATTTTAGAGTTATTGCTTTGGTTTGATATGAGATACTCAAAAGTTGAAGGTCATACAAATTTAATAAGAGATGAAAGGACTAAAGCCATTTTAAACACAAACACGAATGACTATGAAAATTACATAAAAACAAGACAAATAAAAAAGTCTGAAAATGAAAAAATTACTAATCTTCAAAATGAAGTTAATGAAATTAAAGATAGTTTGAATGAGATTAAAAATTTATTGAGGAATTTAACAAATGGATCCTGATAAAATATCATTAGATAATATTAATAAATTATTTGAATATGAAAAGATTTCTAGAGATATAGATAGTATAGATGATCTCGATACTTTGAAAAATCTAGCAAAATCTTATATTAAATTATATTTTAAACAACAAGAAGTAGTTGCAGGATTTAAGATCTAATGGCACAACCATCTACTAGACAAGAACTTATTGATTACTGCAAAAGGAAGCTAGGTGCTCCTGTTTTAGAAATTAATGTTGCAGATGAGCAAATTGAAGATTTGGTAGATGATGCCGTTCAATTTTTTCAAGAAAGACACTTTGATGGTGTATATTCAACTTTTTATAAGTACAAAGTAACTCAAGCAGATATTGATAGAGGAAGAGCAGGAACTGCGAGTAATGCGGCCAGTTCTGTTGGTATTGCAAGTACTTCAGCAACTGCAAATATAGTCGGAACTGCCACCACATTTAATTTTTACGAAAACAGTAATTATTTACAAATGCCTCCAAATATTATTGGAGTAAATAAAATTTTTATCTTTGACGGCGCAAACACGATCACACATAACATGTTTAGCGTGAAGTATCAATTGTTTCTTAATGATATTTACTACTGGGGTACAACAGAACTTTTGAGTTATGCGATGGTCAAAACATACTTAGAAGATCTTGATTTTCTTTTAAATACCCAAAAACAAATAAGATTTAATAAAAGACAAGATAGATTATATTTGGATATTGATTGGAGTTCTGTAAGAGCAGATCAATTTTTCATTATCGATTGTTACTCAACTCTAGACCCAAATGATTATTCAAGAGTTTGGAATGATTCTTTTCTAAAACCATATTTAACTTCTTTGATTAAGAGGCAGTGGGGGCAAAACATGATGAAATTTACTGGAGTTAAGCTTCCTGGTGGAGTTGAACTTAACGGAAGACAAATGTATGATGATGCACAAAGAGAAATAGATATTCTCATGGAAAAAATGTCCAATACTTATGAACTTCCACCTCTAGACATGATAGGTTAATCACATGCTTAATCCATTCTTTCTTCAAGGTTCTAGAGCAGAGCAAGGACTTATCCAAGACTTAATTAATGAGCAATTAAGGATGTATGGTGTCGAAGTTCATTATCTTCCTAGACAATTTATCACTGAAAAAACAGTTATAAGAGAAGTTATAGAATCGGAATTCAATAGTGCATATCCCATTGAGGCATATGTTGATACTTATGAAGGATATAGTGATAATCCAACTATCTTATCAAAATTTGGAATCCAATCATTAAATGAGATAACTTTAACTATATCAAGAGAAAGATTTAAAAATTATATTTCACCATTAATTCAAAATCAACCAAGTATAAAAGTATCATCAAGACCTAAAGAAGGAGATTTAATTTATTTTCCCTTAGGCAAAAGATTATTTGAGGTTAAGTATGTAGAACACGAAAAACCATTTTATCAACTTCAAGGATTATATACATATCAATTAAGATGCGAACTCTTCAGGTATGAAGATGAACTCATAGATACAAGCGTTGATGAAATCGATGAACTTATTGGGGGAAATGATTCAACTGATTCGGATAAGGTTCCAGTTGGCAACATTGTAAATCTTACCATGGTTGGAGTTGGTGTTACTGCAACTGCAACTGCATCAATTGTAAATGGTGGCATAAGATATATTACAGTGACAAATCGTGGAGGAGGATATACAAGCGCACCAACAATTGGAATTTCCTCAGCACCATCTGGAGGAAAAACTGCAACTGCAATTTCTAAGATGATTAGCGGTATAGTTGCTTGTAATACAAATATAAATCCAAAAGCACAGTCAGTTCAAGAAGTATTAATTACAAATGCTGGTTATGGATATACAGTTGCACCTCAAGTAAAATTTATTGGTGGTGGCGGAAAGGGAGCAACCGGTATTGCATCTATAGGTGATGGTATTGTAGGGGTTATTACAGTCACTAATGCAGGTTCTGGATACGTAACACCACCATCGATTATATTTACTGGAATATCTACAGTATCTGCAGCTGCAACAGCGGTTGTTTCTGCTGCCGGAACAATCACATCAATTAGGATTACCAATGCCGGTCTTGGATATACTGTTGCTCCAACAATTACAATTGGAAACCCTGCACTTACTTCATCTGGAAATTTTATATTTAATGAAATTGTAACAGGATCTCAAAGTGGAGTTACTGCAAGAGTTAAATCTTGGAACTCAGTTACAAATGTTCTTCAAGTTTCAAATCTCAATGGAGAATTTAAATTTGGAGAAAACATTGTAGGATCTGCTTCAAGCGCATCACACTACTTACGTTCGATCGAAGTATTTTCAGTTAGAGATGGATATGCAGCAAATGATGAAATAGAGGAAGAAGCAAACGATATTATTGAATTTGATGAGACAAATCCTTTTGGAATGCCCTGACTTATATAAATATAAGTTATTAGTTTGGTTAAATAGTAGTACCATAAGTTAACAGTATGTTTGAGTATTTTTATCACGAAATTTTAAGAAGAACTGTAATTGCTTTTGGTTCTTTATTTAATGAAATAACTATTAAGCATAAAAATAATTCTAATGATGTTATTAGTGTTATTAAAGTTCCTCTTGCATATGGACCAACTCAAAAGTTTCTTGCAAGAATAAATCAATCACCAAATTTAAATAAACCAGTTCAGATTACATTGCCAAGAATGTCTTTTGAATTTACAGGTTTAACTTATGATGCGTCAAGAAAATCAACAACAACGCAATATTTTACTTCAAAATCGGTAGAGGACGGAACGGAAACAAAAAAGGCATATCTTCCAGTTCCATATAATATGCAATTTGAATTGAGCATTATGTGCAAACTAAATGACGACGCTCTTCAAATTGTAGAGCAAATCCTTCCATACTTTCAACCTGCATATACAATGACTGTTGACTTGGTTGATACAATTAACGAAAAAAGAGACATTCCTGTGGTCCTTGAAAACATCACTATGCAAGATGATTATGAAGGAGATTTTACTACTAGAAGAGTTTTAATTTATACACTAAGATTTACTGCAAAAACTTATATCTTTGGACCTGTTTCTTCCGCAACCAAGGATATTATCAAAAAGGCAACTATTGGATATATTGCAGGAGATCCTACTGCTTCACCAACAAGAGAAATTGTATATTCTTCAGAACCAAGAGCTATCAAAAATTATACAGGAACAGTTATTACTAACTTAACTAATGACATATCAATTACAGATACTTTAATTGCTGTGAATGATGCGAGCGCGATTTCAGTTAATACATACCTTGATTTAGAAGGTGAAGAAGTTTACGTAACCGCTAAATCTGGAAATGTTCTTACTGTTGATCGCGGTAGAGACAATACAACCATTGTTAATCATTTAGCAGGTTCACAAGTCAAGTCAATCACTGCTGCAGATAATGTTCTCATTGAAGACGGAGACGATTTTGGATTTAGTGGAACTTTTAGTTGATTATGAAAATGACAAAAAAATTCGATAAACTTAATGAAACATTCAATGTCGATAAGGAGATAGTTCCTGTTGAGTCAGAAGCAGTCATTGAGAAGATAGAAAAGATATCGATAGCAGTTGATGATATCAAAAAAGATTATGACTATACTAGAGGCAATTTATACTCACTTATTGAAAAAGGTCAAGAAGCAATCAATGGAATTCTTGAATTAGCGCAAGAAAGTGAGATGCCTCGTGCTTATGAAGTTGCAGGACAATTGATTAAGAATGTCGCAGATGCAACTGATAAATTAATGGATCTTCAAAAGAAACTTAAAGATATTGAAGAGGAAAAACAAAAGGGACCTACGACAGTTAATAACGCACTTTTTGTCGGATCTACTGCAGATTTGGCAAAGTTTCTAAAACAACAAACTGAAGATAACCTAGAATAATAAATATAAAAAGATATCTATTTTTTATGCCAAAAATCAAGTCGCATAGAACAGTTGAGCAAATTGCAAAGAAGCATCGCCTTGATGTTTCTTTTATACAAAAGCAACTTGATATGGGTGAACCCATTGAGCATGAACATACCAAAGATCATGATTTAGCAAAGGATATTGCTCTTCAACATTTAGATGAAATTCCAGATTATTATACTCGTTTGAAAAAAATGGAAGCAGAAGCCAAAAAGCATCATAAAAAGTTTAAGGATGTGAAAGAAGAAACTAAATCTGGAGATGAAGGTCTTCACGATTGGTTTAATAAGTCTAAATCCAGTGATGGCAAGAAAGGGTGGGTTCAACTTGGCGGAAAATGGGCAGGAAAACCATGTGCTCGTCAACCAGGACAAACTTCAACACCAAAGTGTGGAAGTTCTAAAATGTCAGCAAATCTTTCTCCAGAGGAAGAAGAAAGATCAAGAGCAAGAAAAAACAGACAAGATCCAAATCAACCACAAAAAACCGGTGCAGCAAAACCAACAAACGTTAGAACTGAAGAAATGGACTTACAAGAAGTAAAAGACAAACCAAGCAAAGGTAGTGGTAAAAAAGATGCTTGCTACAATAAAGTAAAGTCTCGCTACAGCGTTTGGCCTAGTGCATATGCGTCTGGAGCACTTGTAAAATGTCGTAAGGTTGGTGCTGCTAACTGGGGAACTAAATCGGAGGAAACTATGCACGAAGAAGAAAGATATTGTCCTTTGTGTGATAAAAGAGAAACTAGATCCGAATGTTCTTATGGAGAAAAGGCATGGGATAAAGTTTCTGTAAAAGACGAAGAATATTCAATGGTTAGATCTGAACTAAAAACAATTGTAAATGCAGTAAAGAGACTTCAGGCAAAAGTTGGTGAAGGTGAGGGAAATCTTGAGGCATGGGTTCAATCAAAAATTACTAAAGCAGCAGACTATATTGACACTGCCGCAGACTATGTTGCAAGTGGAGAAATGGAAGAGGGTATAAGTTTTGAAGTAGATCCTAAAGATATTAGAAAATCTAAACGTTCTACAAGTATTAGAAATCTTTCTCAGCATGGTGCTACTGAAGGAGAACAACAAGCAGCACAGCGTAAAAGAAAAGAACCTAAAATGCCTTTAGTAAAAAGAGGTGATACTTATATTAGAAACATAAATGCCGAATACGAACCATCCATGGTAGATAAAATTTTATCAGAACTTGAAGAAAATGGTCCATGTTGGAAAGGTTATAAAAGAAAAAAAGGAACTGCAAAGTTTTCTCCGGGTTCATGTGTAAAAGCAGAAAACGTAACCATCGAAGATGCAGATGGCAATACGTTTGCTGAAGTTATTAATTTGATCGAACCAGAACCAATCAAAGGATTTAAGTCTCAAGTAGATGAGGCAACAAGACTTCAAGCGCAAACAGGCAACGTGATTGCTGTTACTCTTTCTTGGAGAGGAAAATATTATTCTATGAAGATGTTCTTTCCACAGTTGAAGACACCATCAAGAAAAGAAATCAATGATGAACTCCAAAAGGTTTACCCCGGATCAATAGTTGTTTATCATTCAATTTCTGAAATTCAACCAGGACAACCATTAATTCAAGCATTTGGTCCTCAAGGTGGAAGTTCTGCTAAACCAGGACCAAGTAAAAGTTATGTGAGACCTATGGGAGAAGAGGTTAAGATTGATGAAGACTGGCAAAAAGTAAATCGTCGTGATAAAACTGACGGTCTGAGTCAAAAAGCAGTAAATGCTTATCGTCGCGAGAATCCTGGTTCAAAACTACAAACTGCAGTAACCGAAAAAAATCCATCTGGCAAAAGAGCACAAAGGAGAAAGAACTTTTGTAGTCGTATGTCTGGAATGAAGAAAAGACTAACATCTGCAGAAACTGCAAGAGATCCGGATTCAAGAATCAATAAAGCACTTCGTCGTTGGAATTGTAATTAATAGGTAGGTTTTATTATGTCAAATGATGTATATCTTGGTAATCCGCTTCTAAAGAGAGCAAATACTCCAATTGAATTTACGCAAGAACAAATTATTGAGTTTGTTAAGTGTAAAAATGATCCGGTTTATTTTGCAAACAATTATGTAAAAATTGTTACTCTTGATTATGGTCTTCAGACATTTAAACCATATCATTTCCAAGAAAAGTTAATTAATAATTTTCATAATCATAGATTTAACATATGTAAAATGCCACGACAGACTGGTAAATCTACTACTGTGGTATCTTTTCTTTTACATTATGCAGTATTTAATGATAACGTCAATATTGGTATTCTTGCAAACAAAGCAGCTACTGCTAGAGAACTTTTAGATCGTCTTCAAACTGCTTATGAAAATCTTCCAAAGTGGATGCAGCAGGGTATCATTTCTTGGAATAAAGGTTCTTTAGAACTTGAAAATGGATCAAAAATCTTAGCAGCATCTACTTCTGCATCTGCTGTCCGAGGAATGTCATTCAACATTCTGTTCTTGGACGAATTTGCGTTCGTTCCAAATCATATTGCAGATTCATTCTTTGCATCGGTATATCCCACTATTACTTCGGGTAAGCAAACCAAAGTTATTATAGTTTCTACTCCACACGGTATGAATCACTTCTACCGAATGTGGCATGATGCAGAGAAAGGTAAAAATGAATATGTCTTTACTGATGTTCATTGGTCTGAAGTTCCTGGAAGAGATGAAGCATGGAAAGCTCAAACTATTGCAAACACAAGTGAGCAACAATTTAAAGTTGAGTTCGAGTGTGAATTCTTAGGATCTGTTGATACTCTTATTGCACCAAGTAAACTCAGATCACTCGTATACGACCATCCAAAGACCAGCAGCGGTGGTTTAGATGTTCATGAGGAATCCAAGGATAGTCACGACTACTTGATGACTGTAGACGTTGCTAGAGGTGTAGGAAACGATTATTCAGCGTTCACTGTAGTTGATATTACTACATTTCCACATCAAGTGGTTGCAAAATATCGAAACAATGAAATTAAACCAATGCTTTTTCCAAGCATTGTTGTAGACGTAGCAAAAAATTATAATAATGCTTATATTCTATGTGAAGTAAATGACGTAGGAGATCAGGTAGCATCAATTATCCATTATGATCTTGAATATAATAATCTTCTTATGTGTTCGATGAGAGGAAGAGCTGGTCAAATTGTGGGTCAAGGATTTTCTGGAAAGAAAACTCAACTTGGAGTTAAAATGTCCAAGACTGTTAAAAAGGTGGGATGTCTCAATTTAAAAACAATGATTGAGGAGAACAAACTTCTCTTTAAAGATTATGAAATAATGAGTGAACTTACAACTTTTATTCAAAAGCACAATTCTTTTGAGGCAGAAGAAGGTTGTAATGATGACTTAGCAATGTGTCTCGTAATTTACGCTTGGTTAGTTGCTCAAGATTACTTCAAAGAACTTACAGATCAAGATGTTAGAAAGCGTTTATATGAAGAACAAAAAAATCAAATTGAGCAAGACATGTCTCCTTTTGGATTTATCGCTGATGGACTGGATGATACAAGTTTTGTAGATAATGAAGGTGATAGGTGGTTTACTGATGAATATGGTGATCGTGCATATATGTGGGAATATCTATCATAATGGACATTGATAAGCAGATAAAATTAGGACATTTATTATTAACCGATAGACAGTGCAGAACCTGTGGAGAAATGAAAAATTTAGTTGGAGAATTTTATAGAACTAGAAAAGATAGAGGTCCTGTCGCATCTTCATATTCTTATGAGTGTAAACAATGTACAATTAAAAGAATAGTTACCAATAGAATGATTTCCAAAGTACTCGATAAATGGGAATATCCTGATTGGTAATTATTCACGTCATGTTTCCTTCCACGTAAAGTAACTTTTTAATAAATAATTTTTAGTTAAACTGAGATTTACGGAGAAAAACATGGCGACTCCTCAATTATCTCCAGGCGTACTCGTCAGAGAAGTTGATTTAACTGTAGGGAGAGCTGATAATGTACTAGATAACATTGGAGCAATTGCCGGTCCTTTTGCAATTGGTCCTGTTGAAGAAGCAATTGATATCACCACAGAAAACGAACTCATCAACGTTTTTGGAAAACCAATTTCTACTGATGCACAGTATGAGTACTGGATGAGTGCATCTTCATATCTTTCATATGGTGGTGTTCTTAAGGTTGCAAGAGTTGATGGAACAAATCTTGTAAATGCTAATGCAATTAGAAATTCATCTGGAATTTCGACAGCAGGAGAACCTACGCTCAAGATCAAGAACTTTGATGACTATGAGGCAAATTTTGCAGATGACATTGCAAATTATATTTTTGCAGCAAAAAATCCAGGTTCTTGGGCAAATAACCTAAAAGTTTGTGTAATTGATGATAAAGCAGATCAAATTATTGGAATTAACACTACAAATCTTTCTACAATTGGCGCAACGGTTGGATCTGGAGTTACTGTTGCTTTAACTAATGTAACTATTGCAGAAGCTGGAGTAACAACCACCTTTAATGGATATCTAAAAGGAATTGTTACAGGTATTAATACAAATTCAACTGGCAGTAATCCTTCTACAATAGATGTCAAAATTACATCTAGAGTTTCAAATGCTTACACCAGACACGACACAATCACAAATAGAACTGTAAGTATAGCTGCTACTGACGGAGATACTATACTTTATATAAGTGGAACAGATTTAACTCAATTAATAACTACAGGAAATAACTTTTCAATTGTAGGTGTTGCAACTTATGCAGCAATTTCTGGAGTTGGATCTACCTCTATAACAATCGCAAGTGGTCTAGGAGTAACTGTTATTAGTGGAACTGCAATTCAATTTACTAATCCAGTAGGAATTGCTACTACGGAAACTCCAATCACTTATGCTGCTAAGAACCAAAGCAGATCTATTTTAGCAAATTCTCAATTAGGATTTGTATCTGCAGGTGGAACAATTGCAGTAGGAAATAGTCAATATTCAGTCACAACAGTGAAAGACTGGTATGATGATCAAATTTTAAATTTGGAAAATAGTTCAATTTATTGGAATTCTATTGCACCAAAACCAGGAACATCACAACATGCCGTAAATAGAAACGGAAAAAGCGATGAAATTCACGTAGTCATTGTTGATGATATTGGAACAGTTACTGGAATTCAAGGAAATCTTTTAGAAAAACATCTCAATCTTTCTAAAGCAACTGATGCCATTTCTGCAATTAATTCTCCGCAAAAAATCTGGTGGAAAAGTTATCTTGCAGAATATTCAAAATATGTTTATGTTGGTGATAATCCTTCTGATAATTTAAAAGTAAACGAACCAGTAGTTCAAACTGGATTTGCTAATTTGGGTTCCTTTACCTCGATCACTAATAGTGAAGGTTCTTGGAACACTCTTGTTCAGGATAAAACTTATAGTGCTCTTGGAAATGTAACTTATACTTTAAGTGGTGGTAAAGATTATTCTAATAATGGAGGAATGACAGCATCTCTTGGTGATTTATTCACAGCATACAATCTTTTCTCAAATAAAGATGAGATTGAGGTTGATTATCTAATCATGGGACCTGGATTAGGAAATATAAACGAATCACAAGCAAAAGCAAATCATTTAGTTTCTATTGCAAATTCAAGAAAAGACTGCATGGCTGTAATTTCTCCACACAGAGGTTCTGTGGTGGATGTTTTAAATTCCGATACACAAACTGATAATATTATTGATTTCTTTAATGGAGTTTCTATATCATCATCTTATGCAGTATTTGATTCTGGTTATAAGTACACCTACGATAGATTTAATAACAAGTTCCGTTATATTCCCTGCAATGCTGATGTTGCTGGATTGATGGTTAGAACTTCTATCGTTGCTTATCCTTGGTTCTCTCCTGCAGGTCAGCAGAGAGGAATTCTGAACAATGCAATTAAACTTGCATACAATCCAAATAAAGCACAAAGAGATCAACTATATCCATTAAGAATTAATTCAATCGTTAATCAACCTGGAATTGGAATTCTTCTCTTTGGTGATAAGACTGCTCTTGGATATGCATCTGCATTTGATAGAATCAACGTTCGTCGTCTGTTCCTTACTGTTGAGCAAGCACTCCAAAGAAGTGCTCAAGCGCAACTCTTTGAACTGAACGATGAGATTACAAGAGCAAACTTTAGAAACATTGTTGAACCCTACCTCCGTGATGTTCAGGCAAAGCGCGGTCTTTATGGATTCTTAGTTGTCTGTGATGCATCAAATAACACTCCAGATGTTATTGATAACAATGAATTCAGAGCTGATATCTACCTGAAGCCTGCTAAGTCTATTAACTATGTAACACTGACATTCGTTGCTACCAGAACGGGTGTAAGTTTTGAAGAAGTTGCTGGTACTGTTTGATTTTTAATAAACACCATCAAAGGAGGAACTAAAAAATGGCACATTCTATTCAGGATTTCAAATCAGCACTCATCGGGGGCGGTGCCCGCCCCAATCTATTTGAGGTAACTATTCCATCACCACCAAATGCAGTAAATCTTACTGAAAATTTCCCTATTTTATGCAAAGCAGCTGCACTACCTGCATCAAACATTGCATCAATTGATGTTCCCTTTAGAGGAAGAATTTTCAAAGTTGCTGGAGACAGAACTTTTGATGTTTGGACTGTTACGATTATCAATGATCAAGACTTCCTTATTAGAGACGCGATGGAAGCGTGGATGCAATCTATTGGTCAATATGCTGATGGAAGTGGTTTCACCAATCCAAATGATTATATGTGTAATGCTTTTGTAAAGCAATTTAAGAGAGGAAAAAGTAACGTAGGAAAGAACACTCCCGTTGGATCAGGACTTGAAGTTGCTGCAACTTATAAGTTCTTTGATATTTTCCCAACTAATATTGCTGCAATTGATCTTTCTTATGATACCACTGACACTATTGAAGAGTTCACTGTTGAATTCCAAGTTCAATACTGGACACCTTCAACTGAGGAAGCATAATAAATAGACAAAAGAACGAAGTTAAAAAAATAAATTATGGCGAAACTTTTTGGTTTTTCGATTGAAGATAACGAACCATTATCTCCCGGTGTTGTTTCCCCCGTTCCTCCAAATAAGGAGGACGGGGTTGACCATTACCTGAGTAGTGGTTTTTTTGGTTCGTATGTAGATATTGAAGGAGTATATAGAACTGAATTTGATCTCATCAAAAGATATCGTGAAATGGCACTTCATCCAGAGTGTGATAGTGCTATTGAAGATATTGTAAATGAGGCAATCGTATCAGATACTAATGATAGTCCTGTTCAGATTGATTTGGATAATCTGAATGCGAGTGATGGTATTAAAAAGAAGATTAGACAAGAATTCAAGTATATATTAGAACTTCTAGATTTTGATAAGAAGTCGCATGAAATTTATAGAAACTGGTATGTAGATGGAAGACTTTACTACCATAAGGTTGTAGATCTTAAAAATCCTGAAGCAGGAATACAAGAACTGAGATACATTGACGCAATGAAAATGCGTTATGTTCGTCAAGCAATTAAAAAGGAAGATAACAAATATAGAGTTTCAAATCGAAATGTTGATAATCCAATGGATTATGATTTTCCAGAAATTGATGAATACTTCATTTATGAACCAAAAATGACCTATCCAACAGGAACTCCAGCTCCTGGAACATTGGGTGGTTCAAATTCTGGCATCAAGATGACAAAGGATTCGATCACTTATTGCACGTCCGGCCTTGTAGACCGAAATAAGGGATCAACTCTTTCATATCTTCACAAGGCAATTAAATCTCTCAATCAACTCCGTATGATTGAGGACTCTTTAGTCATCTATCGTCTTTCTCGCGCACCAGAAAGAAGAATTTTCTATATTGATGTTGGTAATCTGCCAAAGATTAAAGCAGAGCAATACCTCCGTGATGTGATGATGCGTTATCGCAACAAACAAGTTTATGATGCAAGTACCGGAGAAATACGCGATGACAAAAAGTTTATGGCAATGTTAGAGGATTTTTGGTTGCCAAGAAGAGAGGGTGGTAGAGGAACCGAAATATCTACACTTCCTGGTGGACAAAATCTTGGAGAAATTACCGATATTAATTATTTTCAAGAAAAACTTTATAGGTCTTTAAATGTTCCAACAACAAGAATTGGTGGAGATGGTGGATTTAATCTTGGTCGTTCATCAGAAATTCTGAGAGATGAAGTCAAATTTAGTAAGTTTGTTGCTCGTTTGAGAAAGAGATTCTCATATATGTTTAGCGATATGTTGAGAACTCAATTGATTCTCAAAAATATCATTACACCAGAAGATTGGTCGAGGATGGATGAACATATTCAATATGATTTCTTATATGATAATCATTTTGCAGAACTTAAGGATGCCGAATTACTTAACGAGAGATTGAATATGGTTCAAATTGCAGAACCTTATGTTGGAAGATATTTCTCTCAAGATTATATAAGAAGAAAGGTTTTAAGGCAAACTGATGTTGAAATCTTAGAACAAGATGCGCTCATTAAAAAAGAAATTGATGAAGGAATTATTCCCGATCCTAATCAACCTATTGATCCACAAACTGGATTACCTCTTGACCAAACTTCTCAAATGGATCTGGGTCAACCGGCAATGGAACCTGATTTAAGATCTCAAGAAAAAGCAACCGAAGTTAATGCTAAAGCAATAGAAATGCCCAAGGGTGGTGAGATATAAATAAAAACGATTACTAATTGGAATCTTAACAATGGATGATTTACTGGATATGATTGCTACTGACGAATCACCTTCGCAGATCAGTGATAAAATCAAGGATCTTTTGTTTACTAAAGCAGCAGAAAAAATTGATGATTTTCGTCCTGCCGTAGCAAATTCAATGTTTAATAGCGAAACAGAAGAGGAAGAATGAAATCTTTTAAGCAGTTCATCTCAGAGTCTGTAAATATTTCTGGAGACTTTACCGGAAATCTTTACATTAATTCCTCTCAACCAGAGCAACAATCGGTTGGTGAGGAATATGTTGCAGATGTCCTGTGGAACGGAAGTCTTTATAGAATGGAATTAGTTACTAAAAACGGAATTCCTTCTCCGAGAGATCTTGGTGAACAACTACAGTCTAATTATCCAGGAGCGGTTGTTCATCAGATTTACCCAGTTACTGAAAAGAATTTAAACATTAAAAACGCACAAAGATACCACCCATCAAAGTTGGAATGGATTGATTAATAATGGCTCAGTGGAATATTCAAACTCAAGATTATTTAAACCAAGAGAGAAGTCTTTTTGAGATTTTTGGTGCTGCAACTAGAGACGGAAAAATCGTTGATAATCTCAATAGATTTCCAGTAAGTGTAAATCCAGATGCTTTCGGAAGAACAAGAGTATCAAATCCTCTTACATTATTTGACTCATCTCACAGATATAGAGACAATAATCTTTGGGAAAGTTTGATTGTAGGAACTGGTTCTACTGTTGGTTTTGTAACAACTCAAGGATTAATCAATATAGGTATTGGAACTACAAGTGGTGATTCAGTTATTAGAGAAACCACTAAAACATTTTCATATCAACCAGGAAAATCTTTACTTGTTTTAAATACTTTTATTCCTGCTACACCAAAAACAAACTTAAGGCAAAGAGTTGGATATTTTGGTGCTGATAATGGAATGTATTTTGAGATTAATGGCACGACGCCATATTTTGTAGAAAGAAGTTTATCCACTGGGACCGAAACTGCAATTGCACAATCTGATTGGAATATTGATAAATTGGATGGAACCGGAGTTTCTGGTATTACATTAGATATTACCAAAGCACAAATTCTTTGGATGGATATTGAGTGGTTGGGTCTCGGATCAGTAAGAATGGGATTTGTAATTGATGGAAAATTTATTCACGCACACTCATTTCACCACGCAAACTTAATTCAATCAACTTATATCACAACAGCATCTCTTCCTTTAAGGTATGAGATTGCTAATACTGGTATTACAACTAGTTCTAGCACACTCAAACAAGTTTGCTCTAGTGTAATTTCAGAAGGTGGTTATGAATTGAGAGGATTGCAGCAGGCAGTAAATACACCAATTACAGCACCAGTAGATTTACCAACTCCTGCCGGAACTTATTATCCTGTTCTTTCTATTCGTCTCAAATCTTCCCCAAATAGATTGGATGCAATTGTAATTTTGACCGCGCTTTCATTAATGGGGACTGGAAATGGACCACAATACAATTGGCAGGTGAGAGCATCAGCAACTACTACTGGTGGAAATTGGGTAAGTGCTGGTGCAGATAGTGCTGTAGAATATAAAATTGATGGAGGAACTGTAAGTGGAGGAAGAATATTAGCATCCGGTTTCTTCACATCAGCAAATCAATCTTCTTCATCAGTTGATATTCTGAAAGAAGCACTATTTAAGTTCCAGTTAGAAAGAAATGGATTAACTGGAACACCTTATGAATTAACACTAGTAGTTGCATCTGATACTGCTGGTGCTGATGTTTTTGCTTCATTAGATTGGGAAGAAATTAGTAGGTAATTTGCAATTTATAAATAACTAAAAGTGTTGTATTTAAAATAATGGCTCATAGACCAGTTGGGGCGGGTTCCTCATTTACATTTACTGCAGGTGCTGCAACAACTTCATCTGCTTTTACAGTACAATCTAGTGTTTTGAGAGTAGTTGCAGTTGGTGGTTCTGCCCACGTTGCAATTGGAGTTACTCCTGCAGCAACTAATACCGATTATTATGTTCCCGCAGGTGACACGGTAACTTTAGGATTAACTAGAGCATCGAATAGAGTTGTTGGAGTAACAACAGGAACAACAACAATTGTTACTGTTCCAGAAGGAACTCAGGTTCCATTTGCAGTTGGTGATTACGTAACTCTTACTGCTACTGGTCAGTCATATTATAACTTTACACACCAACAAGTTTTATCAATTAATACCACTGCAGGTGTTGATGGATATTTCTCGACAAGAATGACTATTAATTATAATTCAAGTGGAATTATAACTGCTTTCTCATCAACAGATTCATCAGTTGTTGTTTCTAATAAGATTTCTGCATATGGAGTCGGATCAGGAACACTTCACTTCCAACAAGTACAAATTACAGGACAGGCATAATGAAACTCATTACCGAAGAAATCGAATCAGTAGAAGTTCTTACCGAAACGGTCAACGGTAAGAAGACTCTGTATATTCGAGGTCCTTTCCTACAAACTGAACAACCCAATCGCAATAACAGGATATATCGTATGCCTGTTATGGAAAGAGAGGTAAAGCGTTATACTGAACAGTATGTAAATAAAGGCCGTGCTCTTGGTGAACTTGGTCATCCTGATGGACCTACTGTAAATCTTGATAGAGTTTCTCATAAGATTGTTGAACTCGTTCAAAGAGGAAACGATTTTATTGGTAAGGCACAAATTCTTTCTACACCAATGGGCAAAATTGCAGAGTCACTTCTCAAAGAAGGAGTAACTCTTGGTGTTTCTTCTCGTGGTATTGGATCGGTAAGACCAACAAAAGAAGGATACAATGAAGTTGGCGAAGACTTCATGCTTGCAACTGCTGCTGATATTGTTGCCGATCCATCTGCACCTGATGCTTTTGTTCAGGGAATTATGGAAGGAAAGGAGTGGGTATGGGATGGAGGAATGCTTCGCGAAAAAATCGCAGAGCAAACTCAAAAAAGAATCAATACCCTTGTAGATGAAAAACTTCTTGAGGAGTATAAATTGAGTTTATTTAATGAGTTTTTAAATTCATTGTAATTTATTAAATTATAAATAAATATAGTTTATAACTAAAGGTTAAACGGAGAGTTCAAATGTCTCGTGGAGATTTACAAGAAATGGAAGTAGGCACTAAGCAATCCAAAACCGCTGTTAATGCTAACGCCAAAGCAGCGGATGCAATGCCAAGTCTATCTGGTGCAACACCAGGTCAAACTGCTGGTTGGGAAGATCTTGGTGGCCCTGATCCTTCTAACTATCGCTCAACTGACGATTCAGCAAAGCTGAAAACACCTGGCGGATCACTTAAGCAAGTTAAGGATGTTGTTAATAAAGGTGCTTCTGCTGCAGAAGCAATGAAGGGTGTTAAGGAAGATGAAGAGTTTGAATATGATGAAGATGAAGAACTCTTAGAAGCCGCTAAGGAAGAAGAGGAAGAGGAGGAAAAAGAGGAAGGTAATAAAAAAGGTAAGAAGGAAGAGGACGAAGACGAAGATGAAGATGAAGAAGAAATGGAAGAAGAGTTTAACATCGATGAAGATGTTAATGCTCTTCTAGAAGGCGAGGAACTCTCTGAAGAGTTCCAAGAAAAAGCAAGAACGATTTTCGAAGCTGCTCTTCGCTCTAAGGTTTCTCAAATTCAAGAGGCAATCGAAGAGCAGTATGCAGTTGCGCTTGCAGAAGAAGTCGAAGAAATTAAGATTGAACTTGCTGAGCGTGTAGATGCGTACCTTGAGTATGTTTCTAGCGAGTGGATGGAAGAAAATGCACTCGTTATTGAGCAAGGTCTTAAGACCGAAATGACCGAATCATTCCTCCAAGGAATGAGAGGTCTTTTTGAAGAACATTATGTATCAATCCCTGAAGATAAATATGATGTGCTTGA